GATACTAAATCACCAAAACTAAAAGATTCTGCTTTAGAATTCATAATAACATAATAAAAAACTACTTAAATTTAATTTATTTTTTTCTATACTTATTTACAAATTCCTTTATATTAAAATTATTAATTTTCTTAGTTCCAGTAGCTGCCATTGCATTTTTAAGATATCCAGTTGTTCCGACAAGAGTATTTGGGTGCTTTTTATCCCTCATTCTACTACTCATCTTGACTTCAGTGTACTCCATCACATCTTTTACCCAAGATTTGAACATATTTTCTTCTTGTGTAAGACAAATAAGATGATTTGCACCTCTACGAATTATTCTACCAACCAATCCTGTGTTCAAACTCTCTACAATATCACCAATATTAAAGATTTTTTTGTTAACATACTGATCACGAAGACCTCTTGGATCATATTTTGGTGCAATCTCCCATAACTCATATGACTCTTCTACTTTCTTTTTCTTTACCTTCATCCCCGTGCGAACAGCATCAAACATCGCTTGAACATCAGCACCCTTCAATCCTTTTGGAGTTCCTTTCTTAAAAGTATCCATATCATCATCCATTACTGCCTTTCTAAGCTTAGATGCAGACATTCCTTCCACACCTTCTGCATCAGAATCCCTTACACCAGCAGAAATAACCCTAATTTGATCAAAATCATAGAGTTCACCGTTGTATTTTGTAGCTAAATTCTCAAATTCTGACTGTCTATCTGCTCCAACAATGATATTTACGTTCTTATAACCATCCTCAAATGCTGTTGTAAGGACATCAAAGATAGTTTTCATCTCTGAATCATTAATAATTTCCTCTTCATAATCAGGGAACATCTTCTTCATATATGAGATCTTCATGTCAGGATCAAGAGGATTTTTCTTTGCATCCTGTGATCTTGATGGATAAATCTTGAGTGGTCCACCTGCTGCTGCCTTTCTTGCTGCTCCTAATAATTTTTCATGACCTACAGTTGGAGGATTAAACCGCCCAAATGCTGTTGTTAGTGTATCTCCTTCTGCTTTTCCACCACCTTCTCCTTCTTCTTCACCTGCTTTTGCCTTCTTTTCCTCTGGTTTCTTCTGTAAAGGTGCTCCTGCAAGTTCATCAGCGGCACGTTTCCGTTCCATCTTCTGAACAGGATCTACATTTTGTGGTTGCTTCTTCTTCAGAAAAACTAACTTACCTTTTTCGGTAGTTGCCACCACACTTCCACGGGAGTCGATCCAACCACCGTGTCCATCACTTTTTAGGTTTAACTTAGCAGCTTGTTCCGCAGCTCTTGACGTACCTGCTTCTGCTAGAAATTGGAAAAGATTCTTCATACCTATATTTAGTGTTTTTCTTTAGTACAGTTTTCCATACGGTCCATACCTACGACCTGCTTTCTCTGCAAGGAAGATAATATCAGTAGCTAATTTATTTTGATCTTCTTTTGAAAGATTAAGAAAATTAAATAACCACACAACTTGCATACATTTACTATTAGCAACCCACCTATTACCTCTTCTATAAAAAGCTTCATCAAGATTAACAACAGCTTCTTCTGGTGTTACATCTCCAATATCAACTCCTTGTTGTTTGAGGAACTTAATCATACCAAGATAATCTTTTTTTTCTGCGTTATTAAATGGTTTACTTCCTTGAGCCTCTTTAGCCAATATATTATAAGTTTTTTCCCATTCTTTAACTGCTTTCGCATTTGTAGCATCCTGTTTATAAATGTCTTTCCAATCATCAAATGCCTGTTGCTTCTGCCTATCACTAGGATTATCACGAGATTGTGGATACTCTGTCCAACTCTTTTTCCAATCGGATTTTGATATACCATAAGCCCATACCAAATCATCCACATACGCTGATGTTGCTTTACCTAATCTTGCGGCTGATGCAGCCTTGTCCTTTGGTTCATATTTTAAATTATCAAAAGCAGCACTATTATTTGATTTAATTTGAATTTCAAATGTTTTATTACTATCCTTATCCTTAACAGTCATCATCGTTTCTTGTGTTTCTAATGTAAAAGCACCTTTCTTAGTTAATGGATTCATAGGTGGTTTTCCATTTTTAATTCTTGTGGCACGTTCAGCTTGTTCCCCAGTTACACCTGCTACAAGAAGTTGATACTTTCCAGATTCATCCTTTACTTCTTTATAACCTAGTTTAGGTCCAAACTTACATACTATTTTTGTCACCTTCATTTCAGTGGCTTCTATAGTAGTAAAAAATTCTTCTGTGACATTAACTTCTTTCCACTCTGCTGTTCCTCCTGGAGTAATTTTCTTCAAGGAAATTCCCATCACCTTTTTCTTTAAAAACAATTGTCTAAAAATTTCATTAAATTGATTTAAATTTGCAGTAACAACACCCTCTGACTTAAAATTGTTTGGACCTTTCATCGCATCTAAAATTTTATTTTTAGCCTGTGTCTCATTCTCTATTAACCAAACATCTGCAGGGTTCCAATTATCCTTCTTAGAAATATCAAACCTTTCCTTAACTTGTTCACTAACCCATTCCATAAAAGTTTCACCCTGATCATACCAATCAGAAGTATATCCTTGAGTTTGTCCACGAGTAAAGATAGTAAATTTATTACCCCTAACTTTATCTAATAATGTTTTATTTTGTTCAGCAAAATTTTCTACCCATCCACCAGAGTCTATAGAGTTTTTTGCTTCTGTTTCATTCTTAATCTTACTACCACCAACCTCACACCAAATTTTTATCAACTCCTTAAAATCTTTACCACCATTATTCTTTCTAATCTTATCTGCAGTAGTAAGATCCTGATTATTTTTAATAGCTCTTTTAAAGATATATGCAGATGCTATTTCCTGAATTGCTGTCATAGTTGTAGCATCAATCTGTGGACCTGGAATTGTTTCCTTATCAGTACTTGGAATAAATGTGATGGGTTGATCTCTAAATTTTAACGTAATAATATCCCACTTCTTATTATTCGCTAAAGTATCATAATGGAATCCAGAAGGTTTTGATTTTGGAGATTTTTTATCAGCTGTCATAGTCTCCTTTATGGGACTATACTTATTATCAGATCCATATTGAAATATTATATTTTCAATAACCTCATAGGGTGCTTTTAATATAAACTTTTCTATATCTCTATCCTTTCCTCCTTGCAATATTACCATATTTGGCCAATTTTTTAGTGTAAAAGCACTTCCAGTCTTATCAAAAGCCGTCCATTCCTTACTAAGTTTTAAAATAGGATCTGTTAATTTTTTTATCGCAGCTATTTCAGTCTTACTATATTTATTCTCAACAAAGGAAACCTGACCTTTCTTATCTGCTGGCCATTTTGCTTTATCAATTAATTTTGTAATATTAGAACTGCTTATTTTAGCCACCTAGTCCTCCGTTCTTTCTTTCTCCTGATTTTTTTCTTTCTCCATACGTTTTCTTTCTTGTGCCTTACGTTTCTCTTCTTTCTCTTGCTCTAACTCCTGACGGATCTCATCCTTCATTGCTTGTTTCTTTTCATTCTCTGCCTTTGCTTCATCTCTTGCTGCTTGTGCTGCATCTCTCTTAGCCTTTCTTTCAGATTCTTTCTGTTTCATTTCATCAGAAACAGCAGCAAGCCTTTCCTTATCAGCAGCAATTCTCTGCCCAGCGTCAGATACACTTTGAGCAGATTTCTGCTTAAATCTTGCCATTTGATCCTTGCTTCTTTGTGCAAGTTCCAATCTTCTTTGTTGTATATCTTCTAAGAATTGACTATAAGTTCTCATCTCTTTTTAAAGTAGTGGTTAATCACCTCTAATTGATCATGATAACGTGAAATTTTATCTAACTCAACTCCTATTGCCTCTGTTATATCAGAGTGTTCTCCAATACCTACTGGATGCTCAAGATAAACTTCTACATTAGCTTTATGCTTTTCAATTTCACCAGTAGCATGTGCTGATACTGCTCTAATTAATTGATCTCTCATGTGTAATACCATAATAAACTCGATTATCTAGGAGTATTTATAGATCTCCCTCCGCACGATTTTCTGATTTGTGAACATCAAACTCACCACCAGGATAACGTGCTTTCAATTTATCTACATTCATCTCCATAATCTCATCAAAACTAGTATCAAGTGCCATACATGCCTGTGCAAGATACCAACAAATGTCACCTAGTTCTCTCTTCATATGAAAAACATTCTCTTCATTATATGGTTTACCCTGTAAGATAATTTTCTTTACTACTTCAGTAAACTCACCTGCTTCAGCAGTCAAACCAAGTGCAGCAGTTAGTAACTGTGGAACATTACAATCATCCTCTAGTTCTAGATTATTCATTCTAGATATGAGTGAAGCATAATGAAGACTTTCATTACTAGTAACACCTTCTACAAACTCAAGGTACTTTTCAGTATCAACTGACATTAGAATTTAAACCCCTCAAAAGATTTCTTAACTTTTTCTTCCTTCTCATTATAATCTTGACCACTTCCATTGTCAACCATATCTTGTTGTGCAGTTTGCTCACAATCATACAGTCTCATCTTTGCTCTATCAATACCCACAACAAATCTCTTCCTAACAGTAGGATCATTATACCTATTCTTTAATTGCTTAACTAGTATCTGATTTAATCCTTCCAACTCCTCAGTAGATATGAGAGCGAACATAAGGTCAGCAGTAGCAGGAAGTCCGAAGGACTCTGACGTGTCAGTAAGGTCAGGATCGCTAGACCCGAAACCAGCACGAGTAGTTTGAGTAGCACTGACAATCGGTACGTTATGTTCCACAGCAAGTCCACGAAGTTCTTCCGCAATCGCTTTAACATACGTATAAGAATTGACAATCGCACCCTTGTATCTCGCACTCGCACAGATGTTTAGATAGTCTATGAATATTATATCAGGACTAAATCCTTTCTTCATGGATAACTCATTTAAGAGTGCCTTGAAGTGACCCACATGTGCTGATGCTGTGGGATACTCCTTAATGATTAGTTTACCTTGAGTCTTCTTCTTTAATTGAAGCAACTTGGAGGAGTATTTTTCTTTTGTGAGGAGTGGGTCGTTGAGTGATTGGATTGGGATGTCCAAGAGGTTGGCATCAACTCGCTCTGCAATTTTCTCCTCTGCCATCTCCATTGTAATGTAGAGAACGTTCCTCCCTTGGAGCAACACGGAGCTAGCAACATGGCACATGAATAAAGACTTCCCGACACCTGTACCAGCAAGTGCGATGTTAAGAGTCTTATTAGGTAAACCACCTTTGGTAATTTTGTTAAGATACTCAAGATCAAATGGTATCTTCTCTTCCTTCTTGTGATAGAAGTCATATCTTTCGTCAGAGTCCTGTATGTAATCGTGTCCTACATGAT